TAATGTTAAATTTGTTGTTTTTGAATCCGAGGGTGAAAATGGTGCTATCTATATAGTAGATGGACAAAATAAAATAGCAGAATTTCAAATAGATTTTGATGGTTATCATTTTCAAGAATTAAATGTAGCTGCTCCAGAAGGCTGTAAGTTTATTGAAAAGTTTTCAGAAAGAATAGTAGTTGCAGGTAGTGATGCTGAACCTAGTACAATCTATTATAGTACTAGATTACAACCTTGGAACTGGCAAGGTGCTTCTTCAGGTTCTATTGATGTAGGTGATGTAGTTACTGGTATTAAAGTATTTAGAAATTCATTAATTATATTTTGTAAGAATAGTATTTATGAGTTGACAAACCTTGATTCTAACCCTATAATTAAGTCAGTAACTAAAAATATAGGTTGTGTAAGTGGTAACTCTATTCAAGAGATAGGTGGAGATTTAATCTTCTTAGCTCCTGATGGATTAAGAACTATTGCAGGTACAGCTAGAATTGATGACGTTGAGTTAAGTTCTATTAGTAGAAAAATATTACCTATTATAAATGACTTACTTAATAATATAGCTAATTATACTTTATCAAGTATAGTTATTAGAGAACGAAGTCAATACAGATTATTTTATTATCAGTCAGGTCAAGCTAATTCTGGACAAAAAGGAATTATAGGAACATTTAAATTTAACTCAGATGGCATTCCTGCATTTGAGTGGAGTGAAACAAAAGGTTTACCTGTAAAATTTTGTACTTCTGATTTAAATAGTTCAGGTACAGAACTTATTTTTCATGCTGATGAATCTGGTTATATTTTTGAACATGATACTGGAAATAGTTTTGATGGTTCAAATGTAGTAGCAGAGTTTCAAACACCAGACATGGACTATGGTGATAACGGTTTAAGAAAAAGTTTATATAAAGTAAAAGTTAATATTGAACCTGAAGGTACACAAAACGATTTACGTTTAAATATAAAATATGATTTTAATTCTACTGATGTTCCTCAACCAGGAAGTTTTTCAGTAGGACAATTAAGTGCATCAGCTTTGTTTGGTGTAGCAGTATTTGGAACAGCTATCTTTGGTGCTGCAGATTTACCAAGTAAAAGTATTTTGGTAACAGGTAGTGGCTTTTCTAATAACTTTAAATTTTTTAGTGATGATACTAATGCTCCTTACTCAGTTAATGGAATGTTTGTTTCATTTATACCAGGAGGAAGAAGATAAAATATGGCAGGATATACTAGGCAAAGTTCTATAGTTGACGGTGATGTCATAACGGCATTATTATTTAATAACGAATACAATCAATTACTAGCTGCTTTTAATAATTCAACAGGACATAAACATGATGGTACTGCTGCTGAAGGACCTGTTATAGCTTTAATTGGAGATGCAGGACTTGCTACTCCTTTAAATAAAATATTAGTTGATACTCTTAATGACCATTTAGAATTTTATGTAGATGTATCAGGTACTTCTACTGAACAATTTAAAGTTCAAGATGGAGCAATTGTTCCTTCTGTAGATAATGATATTGATTTAGGTACATCTATTTTAGAATTTAAAGATGCATACTTTGATGGTACAGTAAACTTAGATGCATTAGTAATTGGAACATCAACTGCAATTACAAGTATTGATACAGATTTAACTTCAGTATCAGCTAGTGATGATACCTTAGCAAGTGCTAAAGCTATTAAAACTTATGTTGATAATGTTGCAACATCAAGTGATTTAGATTTCCAGGCAGATACAGGTGGAGCTTTATCAGTTGATTTAGATTCCCAAACATTTACATTAACTGGTGGAACTGGTATTGATACTGTTGGTTCAGGACAAACTGTAACATTTAATATTGATTCAACTGTTGCAACCTTAACAGGAACACAAACTCTTACTAATAAAACTTTAACTACTCCAGTAATATCTTCTATAGTAAATACTGGTACATTAACATTACCTACAAGTACAGATACTTTAGTAGGTCGTGCAACTACAGATACTCTTACAAATAAGACTTTAACAAGTCCAAACATTTCTACAATTTTAAATAGTGGTACATTAACACTACCAACAGCTACAGATACTTTAGTTGGTAAAGCTACAATTGATACTTTTACAAATAAAACATTTAATGCAAATGCAACTGGTAATAGTATTACTAATTTAGAAGTTGCAGATTTTGCTACTGGTGTATTAGACACAGACTTAACAAGTGTGTCAGCTACAGATAATACTCTAGCTTCAGCAAAAGCAATTAAAACTTATGTTGACTCTGCAGTTGCTACAGCAAATGAATTATCAGAATTAACAGATGTTAATATTACAACTCCTGCAGATGGTTCTGTATTATTCTACGACACAGCTACATCTAAATGGATTGACAATGTAGTATCAGGTGATATTACAATTGCTGATACTGGTGTTGCTGCAATTAGTTCAGGTGTAATTGTTAATGCTGATATTAATGCTAGTGCTGCAATAGATGCATCTAAACTAGCAGATGGTTCAGTATCAAATACAGAATTACAATATATTAATAGTTTAACATCTAATGCTCAAACTCAATTAAATAATTTAAATACTCTTAAAGCTCCTTTAGCTAGTCCTACTTTTACAGGAACAGTTATTGCTCCTACTCCAACAGCAGGAGATAACTCAACTAAAGTTGCTACTACAGCTTTTGTTACTAATGCAGTTGCTTTAGAAAACGAACTATCTGAAATGAATGATGTTGCTATTACTTCAGTAGCAGATGCAGACTTTTTAGTTTACGATAGTACATCTACTAAATGGGAAAACCAAGCTATATCAGGTGCTATTACAATTAATAATAGTGGAGTATCTACTTTATCTTCTGGTATTGATGCAACAAAAATAGGAGATGGTTCAGTTAGTAATACAGAATTTAGTTACATTAATGGTGTAACTTCAGCAATACAAACACAAATAGATGCAAAAGCTTCTAATGGGTTTGCTGTTGCAATGGCAATTGCTTTATAAAAGTAGTTGACAACTTAACAATAAAATAGTATAATTAGGATAATTCTATGGCACAAGATTTCGAAAGATATTTACAACAAGACATTTCAAACTCATCAGGCTCTCCTACTGTTTTAAGAACAGCAGCAGATTCCGATGATGCAATCATAGGTATTAGATGTGCAAATACTTCTGGTACTTCTGTGAATGTAACTGTTTATGTTAAAAACGGAAGTGACACTTATCACATTATTAAAGATGCTCCAATTCCTTCAGGTGGTTCTTTAGAATTAATTGATGGTGGTTCTAAAGTTGTTTTACAAAGTGGTGATTCAGTAGAGGCTTATGCTTCTGCAGCTACTTCAGTTGATATAATTACAAGTGTTGTAGATACTATCTCAGCATAATAAGGAACATTTAATATGGCATATGTCGGTAAAGCACCTGCAGCTACAGCTTTAACTTCTGATGATTTAACAGATGGTATTGTATCTACAAATAAACTATCTGATAATTCAGTCACAAGTCCGAAGATAGTTAATGCTACAGTTGCTAATGAAGACTTAGTCAATAACAGTATTACAATAAATGGAACTCCTACAGCATTAGGTGGTAGTGTTACTATTGTAACAACTTTATCTTATTCTTCTGGAACAGCAACTGGTAATGGTTCAACAACAGATTTTACAATATCTTCAGGAAGAACAGTTGAAGATATATTAGTATTTGTTAATGGTTTTCAATTAACACCTACAACAGATTATACTATTTCAGGAACTACATTAACATTTCAAACTGCACCAGCTAACAATGCTGAAATTACATTTAGATATTTACCATTAGATGGTGCTTATACTCATGCTAACTTTACTGGAGATGGTTCTGCTACAACAATTACAATAGATGCTGGTAGAGCAGTAGATGATATTTTAGTAGTAGTTAATGGATTAACTTTAGTTCCAACTGATGATTATACTATATCAGGTACTACTTTAACCTTTGCTACTGCACCTGCAAACTTAGCAGAAATTACAATAAGATATTTGAGGTTATCATAATGAGTGCGATTGCTAGAAATGCAGCTAATCATATAACTACTTCAGGTGTATTTACTGCTGATGCAATTACTAATGCTTCGGTTACAGGAATAACTACACTTGCAAATGCGGAAGATGGTATTACTTTAATATCTTCTCAAACTGCTTCAGCTTCTGCAAGTATATCTTTTACAACTGGTATAGATTCAACCTATAAAGCATATAAGTTTGTATTTGTTAATATTCATCCAGGAACTGATGCTGTTACATTTGAATTTAATTTATCTACGGATAATGGAAGTAATTACAATGTTGTTAAAACATCAACATATTTTAGACCATACCATGACGAAGCAGATACACTAACTGGATTAAGTTATAATGGTGGTTTGGCACAATCAACAGCTTATCAACTTTTAAGTAGTCCAGGTGATGTTAATGCTGATTCTGACCAAGGATTACAAGGTACAATGAATTTATTTAATCCAAGTTCTACTACTTATGTAAAACACTTTATTTGTGTAAATAATTATACAGCACAAACAGATTTTAATATAAATGCGTTTATCGCTGGGTATGCCAATACCACATCTGCAATAAACGCAATCCGTTTTCAAATGTCATCAGGCAACATAGACGCTGGAACAATCTATATGTATGGAATAAAATAATGGGAACAATTACTAGAAGTCTTGCAAA